TATAGTGATTGTAGATCCAGAAGTCAACAAAAAAGTGCAGAAAAGAATCCTGCACTTTCAAAGGGTTGTAATTTTTTTATAAACTAATGTCTTCTAATCCTGCTGCACGTAGTTTAACAATATTGTTTATTTGAAACTGCTTGGCGTCCAATGCTTTAATCAGTCCCATATACTTGTTTCGTATAAGTGCAAACTCATTACAAATATGCTGTTGGTCAACTACGTCTTGTTCACCTTCTGCGTACTTGTCTGCATCTCTCGAACTAAGAGCACGGTTGTAGTGTTCGAGAAACTTTTTGTATTTCTCTGTTTTAACTTTGCGTAATTCAATATTAAGGTATTCTAGTATTGCTTCAATTTCCTGCAACTGATTAAAACGATGCTCAACTATACCAGGCATATCTCTACTGTGTTTTTCAACATTGCCTTTGAGACTACACTCTACACGAGCTTCATCTAGTTGTGTTTCGTAATAATTAATTGCAGGAATTATTTTATTAAAGTCCTTGCGGATTTCATTAAACCAGTGTGACATTTACCATTCATCATCTTCGTTATATTCATCAAAGTCTGTATGTTCAATATAATGGTCTCTTAGTACTTTGTCAACCGTTCCATCATATCCAACTAACTCATCTGCAACATCTTCAATATCGATTGTTTCTTCTAATGTCATAATAAACTTTTGACAAGCATCGTATTTGTCTTTTGCAGTAATGTATGGTTTAATAGCCATCCACAGATTCATGAACTGTTCGATTTCATCTTCACTCAGTTTCATTGATAGTTAATTCCTCAGATAGTGTTGTTTCGATATTTAGTTCTTCTTCTTCAATATCTTCAATAACATCATCTACTTCTTTGTCATCCCATTGTTTCATGATTAAGTCTAATACACCTTCGTCATTAGCTTCCCATGCTTTACGGAATTTGAGGATTGCTTCACCTGTTTCTTTATCAATATACTCTAAGCGGTTACCACTTTTCTTTAGGACACCTTTGCCTTCTGCTAAGTCTACTAACCCACTATATGGACTCATTCCGGTCTCATATGGGATCTTAACTTGTACACTTTCGAAAGGTTTACTGTAACGTGTTTTCATTACTTTACATGCGGCACGAATACCACGTACTTCTGAAATTTTGTTACCTTGCTCATCTTCTTTTAGTTTAAGTTTACGCATTGCAACAACGATACTGGATGCATAGATAAAGCCTTGTCCGCCACTAATCTTGTCATCTGGATCAAACATATCTTGCGATGCGTATGTGTGGTTAGTTGCTACTAGGCCGACATTGTAATCACCAAACATGTTAACACAGTTACGAACAAGTGCTGTAAGTGCTTTAGGTTTACGTCCCAAGTCACCTTTCATGTCACCTTTTTGGAACTGATCAATATCAGTAGGTGTTAGCATCATGCCAAGCGAGTCGATTACAAACAATACTTTAGGACGATCTTCTTCGTCTTTGTCTGCATACTGTGACTTATAATCTTTCATAAACTCACTGATAAGTTTAGCAACGTCATCAATCATTGCTACATTTAGTTTGAGCAGTTTGTCTTCACTAACATCAACATCTAGTGCTTCTAGCCATTTTGCGTCTAGTGCATTTTCTGTATCAATTAGTACAACAAAGATACCTTGCTTTTGTGCTTCACGTACTAAGTTGCCTGAGCAAATAAATGATTTGCCAGCACCTGATTCGCCTGCAAAGACTGATACTTTGCCTAGTGGAATACCGCCATCAAAACGTCCACTAACTAATTTGTTTAATGTATAGTTGCCTGTACTAATCCATGTATCTGGATCTCTAAATCCGCTACTAAGACCAGGCACACTCTTAGTAATACTTTTGCGAAATTTCGCAATGTCAAAAGGTTTTGCCATAATTATCTCCTAGAAAGAATGGGGCGACTTGGTGCCGCCCCGCCGGGTTTTTATTAAGAATTAGTTTCCACGTGCACGAATTGCTGCAAGAATATCTTGCGCACTAGGCTTTTCGCCTTCTGCTGCTGGTGCTGTTGCTGCTACTGTTTCAGCAACTTGCTCCTGTTGTGCAGGAGGTGTTACAGGTGCAGCAGGTTCTTGCCAACCAGTATCTGTTACTGTTTCAGCTACAGGAGTTGCAGCTGGAGCAGGCGCAGGTGCTGGTGCAGGACTAGCACTACCTGTATTTGGTGCACTGTTTGATGTATCAATTTGTACACCTGCTGGGCGATAAAAATTGCCCCATGCTGCAGGATCATACAACTTACCATCAACACTTGCTTCAAACATTTCGCCAATAACACGAAGTTCTTCTTCGCTAGGCTGTTTAGGAAGATAATCGTTTAGATTATACAAACCATATGTGTCAATTGCTGCACGTTCATCGCTGTTTAGCGAACGCTCACGGCGTGCCCAACTTGATGTTGAGTAGTCTGCATATTGACCTTTTGTAGTTTTAGTTAAACGGAAGTCTGTACCTGCTTCATAATCAGTAGGTAGTTCTTCAAAGTCACTATCCATAAGTGCACCTTTGATAATGTTAAAGATGCTTGGGTTAATAATAAAACGACGGATTGGATTTTCCGGAGTTTCTTCATCGAGTGAATTCTCAACTACAAAACCTTGGAATACGTATGAACGTTTTTTCCAGTACTTACGACCCATATCTTCTAAACTAGGATCTTTAAACCAATTACGCACCTCTGACAGTACAGGGCAGCTTCCTACTGGTCCCCACATTTCGTTACAAGGTACATTAACTGTTACACGACGAGAATCAGGTTGTCCTTCGACACCTGCAAATTCTAGTCTAATCATTTGACGCTCACGCCAAAAGAAAGTATTACTCGTATCTCCATCTGGAAGGAAACGAATTACACTAGTTGAATTTTCTGGGATATTCCAAAATGGGAAGATAGCATTGTCGCCTCCTCCGCTCGATTGATTACCGCCTCCACGGTTATCTTGTTCTTGTAGTTTTGCACGAATTTCTGCCAATGATGCCATAGTTATTCTCCTTAATGTTGCCTATGTTTTGTTTGCCTAAGTTTTGCCTTTGTGACAATGTACTTATTGTCTTGATAATAATACGTTTTGTGCCAGTTGTCAATTAAAAATTTTAGTTACATCATAATTTTCGAACATCTTATCAAATTCTTGTTCCCAATCAACTGACTCTGAACGTACTTCTTCTTTCTCAACGACACTTAGTTTAGGCATCAACTGTGTGATTGCACGAGCTGATTTACCTAGCATAGCATCGTCTTGAATACTGTCAACTAATTTACTTGCTTCTTGCAATTTAGTTGCCAATTCCTGTTCGCTTTCGTCTAATACGTTAGCGATATATTCCATTACTGCACCTAATTGCGATCTTGCTGATTCCATTTTTGCTCTCATTGGATTCTCAGGATCTGCTTTTAAGTTAGTTCCTTCACGTAAACCAAACATGTCCTTTGATTCAACAAACGCAACTAAGTTACCGATTGCTTCTTCAATTGCTGCACGTTGTTCACGCACTACTTGCATTTCTTTTACAAGTGCTTGTACATATGGTAATGCACCTTCTACATTTTCATCAAAATATGAAACTGTAAATTTATCCTTAATATCTGCGAAATCATCTTCATCTAGTTTTTCACCATCACTTGAAAATGCTTCAAGTGCTGCAGCATATGTTTTGCTGCCTTTAAGTTTGTTTAAACCTTCACGAATATTTGCAATACGTGAACTTACTGCTTCTACGATTTCTGCAGTATCTTCGTTGACCAGATTGTTCTTGTCACTATAACGCTTAAACTCTTTAAGTTTCTTTAATTCGATGCACTGTTCAACGATGTGTTTGCCAAAGTCATCATATGGTGTTCCGCCTTCTTTGACATGACGCAACATAGCTCTACCACCTGCTAAGTTGTTGCTTGGAAACTTATAACGCTCTCCGTCTGCATTTTCAATATAGATAGCACTAATATTTCTACTACGTGATCCACGCTGTTCTTCATTTACAGGCTTATTGTGTTTAATAATAAGTCTTGCGCTTTCTAATTTTTGATAGCTGCTTTTTGTGCTGCCATATGCTTGTCCGATTGCTTCGTTTACTGTATTCATGTCTCTTACCTTTTGTGCTTGGTAGTCAAAATCCTTTGGTTCGATTTCTTTGGTATAATTTTTTAATGTGTATTCAATAATACTTTTGTTTGCTAATTTTTTAACTTGATATAGTGTATCTTTTAGCATGTCGATATCAGTTGTTGCACCAATACTTACTTTGATTTCACGTCTGTTATCGGTTTCATCGAGACTAACCATTGTCCCAGTGTCATTCAAGTAGAAACGTCTACTTGCCGAAGGATCTACTGTAGAATCACCTTCGTCTGTAAACATTTGTAAGTTATGCCCGTTGCCCTTGAGTATCTTAAAAATCTTTTCTGCAACTGTTTCTGAACTCAACATTCTTTAATCTCTCTTTGTTACATACTATTTATACCAAAAAGGTAATTGGCATTGGTTCTATATTTTCTTCTTCAGAAAAACTATCTTTTAGTTCGTTATAAGTTGTTTCGTCATATTGTGCTACATGTTGTGCAATACGTACAACTAATAATGCTGCCATTACTAGATCATCTGTTTCACCATCTTTAGCGGCATAACTACTACCACGAGCAATAAATGTTTTAGTTTCACGTAATAATGTATTACTAGCAATTTCCATCTTGTCAGTTTCTATCCAGTTTTTGAATTTACTACATGCACTAAGTTTACTTTTGTTAGTTGTAGTAAATCCACGTCTAAATGCTCTGTTACTACCTGCTTTTTTAGGCTCACTTATAAATGTGCCAGGAAGATTATCTTCTCCCATTTCTGCAATTACAACTAAGGCTGCTTCTCCTAGTGTATTGTTCTCAACACTCCAGTAAATTTCAGCGTCCGGTGATTGTTCTTGTATTTCGGTTAGCATAGTACGTAAAATACGTATTTGTTCTTGCACAGGTGTTTTATTGTGCATCCATTCTGCAACTTGACGCATACCAGGCAGTTCATAAACTTGTATTGCAGCATTATCGCCGCCTGTTCCCAAACTAGGATCAAGTCCTGCAATATAAGTTTTACCTTTAGTAATAGGTCTGTACCAGCGTACCTGCCCAGACTTTTTGTACACGTCTTTATGTTCCATCATTGTAAGTTTTAAACTATCAATTAGTGTTTCATCAAACGCAATAAACTCGTTTAAGTGTTCACGACGGAAACGTTCTTCACCGATTTTGCCTTGTTCTTCATCTGCCCAATCTTGATCTCTGTCTGGATGTGCTGTCCAGTCTGCACTATAAGCCTTAAAACCGTTCTTCCCCGTTTCTTTTTCATTTCCATAAGCATCTTGAGTTTTGTTTGCTTCTCTCCAAATTTGTGCAAATTGGTCATCATCTTGGTTTGGTGTACTTGTAATAATACATTTACCACCTGTACTAAGTGTTGGACTGAGTGCTGTCCAAAACTCACGAGCAATAGTAGGACGCA